GATCGCCAGGCTCCTGATCCGCGCCCTCGCGCGAGACGAGCTCTCGGACACGGACTTCGTGGACGTCACGGAGCGCCTGCGCCGGCACGTCGAGCGCGTGGACCGACGCGTCCGCCTGCTCGATGCCAAGCGCCGCCAAGACGAAAAGCGGGGCGAGGGGCCCGAGCGCCGCCGAGCCGCCTGATCTCCTGGGGAGTGCCTGGAGCGAGGAGGGCCGGGCCGGTACGTTCGCTCGATGAGCAGAACCGTCCTCGCCATGGCCTCGGCTGCCATCCTCCTGGCGGCCTGGCTGCGCCCTCCTCAGTCCCTGACGCGCGGGCCCTACGTCCAGTCGGTGGGGGAGAGCGGCGGCATCGTGGTCTGGCGCACGGCCGCCGCCGCCACCGGGCTCCTGCGGATCGACGGCCGCGAGATAGCCACCCCGAGCGGTACTGAGCACGTGGCCCAGGTGGGCGGCCTCTCCCCATCTCAGGACTACCAGTACGAGGTGGTCGGGCTCGCCTCCGGGACGCTCCGGACGGCCGGACCCGGGGCCTTCCGCTTCCTCGCGTGGGGCGACTCGGGCACGGGCTCGACGGCCCAGTACAACGTGGCCGCCCGGATGGCCGCCGTCCCGGACGTCGACTTCGCCCTGGGCCTGGGGGACCTCGTGTACGAGAGCGGGGCCGCGGCGGACTTTGACCCGAAGTTGTTCCGCCCCTACGCGCCGATGCTCCCGCGCATGTGCTTCTGGCCGACGCTCGGAAACCACGACGCGGGCACGGGGAACGGCGCTCCGTTCTACGCGGCCTTCTACCTGCCGACGGGAAGCGGCGCATCTGGTCGGCCCTCCGGGACGGAGCGCTACTACTCCTTCAACTGGGGAGACGCACACTTCACGTGCCTGGACAGCGAGAGCTCGAGCTCCTCGCCAAGCGGCGCGATGTGGCAGTGGGCCGAGGACGACCTGGCTGCCGCGCAGTCCGCCACTTGGCGCGTCGTGTTCATGCACCATCCGCCCTACTCGAAGGGCACGCACGACTCCGACGGCGAGAGCGAGCTGGTCACCCTGCGGCAGAACCTCGTGCCGCTCTTCGACGCGCAGAACGTCGACCTCGTGCTCGTCGGGCACTCGCACAACTACGAGCGCAGCTACGGTCTCCGCGCGAGCGCGGTCGTCGACGGCTCGAGCCCGTTTGAAGCCGGGGCCGCGTACGTTGTCTCGGGGTGCGGCGGGAAGAGCGGCGGCGGATCCCTAGACCATCCTTTGATGGAGGTCTCGTACGGGAACCTGACGGGCTTCTCCTACTTCGACGTCTCCTCGACGGAGCTCCGCGGGTACTTCGTGCGGAGCGACGGCGCGCAGCTCGACGCATTCTCGCTCACGCGCGGGCCGCCTGGAGTGCCGGTCGCCGCGTTCGACGTCGCGACCTCGGGCCTCACGGCCATCTTCACCGACCGCTCCGTCGGCGCCACCTCGTGGGCCTGGAACTTCGGCGACGGCGCCACCTCCGCAACGCGCAGCCCGTCGCACGCCTACGCGGCCGAGGGTGACTACCTCGTAGGGCTCGACGTGGCGGGTCCCGGTGGCGTGGATTCTGACGCCAGGACGGTCCACGTGGCCCCTGCGCCGCCGAGCCTAGCTGTCTGGATCTCCGACGCCGAGCTCGCCTTGCTGCCGGCGAGCGGCCCCGAGTGGGACAACCTCAGCGCGGACGCCGACCGCGACCTCTCGGGCGCTAACCTGGGGTGGCAGGACGAGGAAAAGGACAGCTGGATCTTCGCCGCCGCCCTCCGCGCGTCGAAGTACCGCGTGGACGGGCACCCGAGCGCGGACGCCGAGCGCGCGCGTGTTGAGGCCGCGATCCTCGGGGCGATCGGGAGCGAGTCCAGCTCGGTCGACGCGCTCGCCCCCAGCCGCAACGTGTGCGCCGTCGTCCTCGCGGCCGACCTGGTGGGCCTCGACGTCTCCGCCTGGGTGCTCGACGTCCGCTCCCGCGTCTGGCCGGACGGCCGCTCCATCATCTCCACGCACGAGGACCGCCCGAACAACTGGGGGACGCACGCGGGGGCGTCGCGCCTCGCCTGCTCGATCTACCTCCGCGACTGGCCGGACGTCGCGCATTGCGCCCGCGTGCTCGCCGGCTGGCTCGGCTACCGTTCCATCTACGCCAGTTTCGAGTACGGCGACCTCTGCTGGCAGGAGAACCCGTCGGCGCCGGTCGGCGTCAACCACGGGAATGGCGTCATGCCCGAGGAGCAGCGCCGCTGCGGGTGCTCCCCGTGCAAGACGAACTACGCCTACGAGGCGATGCAGGGCGTCGTGACGCAGGGCGTGCTCTTCGACCGCCTCGGTGCCCCGGGCGTGTGGAACGTAAGGCAGAGGGCGATCCGGCGCGCCTACGTCTGGCTGCGCGACGAGAACGAGCAACCTCTGACCGACCCCGTGAACGGATCGAACGACTGGTGGCAGGCATTCATCGTCAACAAGGCCTACCCGGGCCTCGGCCTGGAGGTGCCCCCAGTGACGCGCCCGGGCCGATCCGTGGGCTACGCAGAGTGGACGGCGCTCGCGCCGAGCTGGCCCTGAGGCTCCGAGAATCCTCCGGTCAGCGCACGACCCCGCCACAGCGGCCGCCGGGGCCGAGGCGGAGCAGCCGGAGGACCTCGAGTAAACCCTCCTCCACGCGCCGGTCGCGCTCCTCCATCGAGCGCTGACGCTCCACGGCCCGGACCATCATGGTCTCCACGCGGTCGCGCTGCTCCTGGGTCGCGCGCACGCTCCGGGCCGAGAGCCACACGTCGAAGACGATGACCAGGGCGGCCGCGGCGAAGACTCCCAGCAGCACCAGCCGGCGCGTCGCGAAGCCGCGGCCGTTCACGGCTGAGCTCCAGCCGCGCGCACGAAGGCCTCGGCGAGCTTCCAGAGGATGGCGAGGCCACCGAGGGCGCCGCCGGCCTTCCACGCGGTGTCCAGGAGGAGCTCAACGCGGGCGATCCGGAGGGAGAGGCCGGGCCGCTCGCGGCTCGTGCTGGTGATCTCCTCGCGCAGCTCGTCGTGGTCGCCGCGCAGGCGCTCCAGGTCGCTCTTGATGTGCTCGAGGTCCGTCACGTGGAGACCGCCGTCAGTTGATCTCGTAGTCGGCGACGAAGTTCGCACGGAACTTCCGAATCACGCCTCCAGCCGGAGGCGTCGTGAGCCGAGGCACGCCGAGGGTGTAGCCAAAGGTCCCCTGGGTCGGAGACGTCGTGACGGCGTGATCTGTCAGGGTGGGCCCCGCAGCCTCTTCGCGGACGGCGTCGGTTGCGCCGGACGGAGAATACCACCTGGTTGAGCCGCCGGCCGAGGCCTCATATTTTGGGACGACGTACCTCCGGAAGGTCTCGATGTCACCGGTGGTCGGCCAGTCGGTGTCCCACAATGCGGAGTATGGCCCCCCGGCGAAAATGCCCGAGTTCAGCAGGGCGCTCGTCTCGAAGTACCTCTGGCAGAGGGCGAGCTCCTGGGTGAATTGGCGGGCAACAAAACCAGGGTCCGCGGCGGCTCGGGCGAAGACGAAGGCGGTTAGGTAGACGTCAAACGTGACCGCCTGCGCCAGGCGCACCTTCACCTCGACCCGGTGAGCGATCCCAGCGCCGTTGACGATCGTCTTGCTGAATGTTGACGGGAGGTCGCCCACGAACACGAGTCGCCTCCAGTTGCCGTCGATGGTCGTACCCGCGGTTGCGGTCAGGGTCGTCACGACGTCAGCACTCCCGCCGGCCCCAAAGTGTTGGGTGAGGTCGACCCCGAGGATCGTGAGGTCGGAGCCGGAGTTTTTCTTCGCGTCGAAGGCTACGACGACCCTGGAAGCCTGAAACGTACGTGCGTCCTCCACCCGCTGGAGGAGCGACACTTCCGCCCCTGGTCCTGCCGCCGTCCCCTTCTGGTATCGCAGCACCTGCGGAGTCCTGGATGGGGAGATCTCGCTCGCGTTCACGAGCTGCACCTGCGATACGCTCGCCAGCTCTCCGGCCTGCCCGGCCTTGAGCATCCACCGATCCGGCCCTCGGTACCCGAGGACGGAGGTCACGGTGTCCGCCGCCGGGACAACCCCAAATCGCTGCCAGATCCGGAAGTCCGGGTTAAATAGCGCGTTTCCTCCGGCGCCCTGGGCCGCCGCGCGCAAGACCGCCTCGACAACCTGGGAGTTGTTGGGCTTGTCCAGGACGCCGCCCATTCCCTCCACCAGGTTGACCAGCTCGGACTGGACCGCGTTGAACCAGTCGGCGGTCAGGCGGGTGGCGGGCTGGGCGATCAGCGGGTCCCCCTCGACGAAGGCGCCGGAGACCGCGGTGGGGGAGTCGATCTCGTGCATGGGTGGCCTCAGCTCCTCAGCGGGTTGGGGCATGCTAGCCCGAGCGCGGCCGGCGCGGGGACAAGCAGGCTCCAGGGGGCGTAGCCCACGTAGGGCTTGTCGAAGACGTACAGGAAGAGCACGTGCGCCGGCCGGATCAGGTCCAGGGCGCAGGTCAGGGCCTCGTTGCCGAAGACGACCAGCGGCTCGTCCGCGACGGAGAGATCGGCCGTGAAGAAGCGTGGCGTCTGGACCGGGGCGTGGACCTCCACCACGAACTTCCACTCGCCTTGCGTCAGCGAGTCGTCGCACTCGGAGACGCACGTGAACTCGTCGAACTCGAGCAGGTCCTCGACGTCGACGTCGTACCCCAGGGCCTGGGCGACCTGCGAGTAGTGGTAGGCGTTCTGCCCTCCCGGCATCGTGTACTTCAGGAAGACCGCGAAGCGTCGCTCCAGCTCCACGTCGTCGAAGCTCGGACAGTCCTCGAGCGTCCCGAGCAGCTCCTCCCACTCAGGGAGCAGCTCCGCCGTCGTCCGCGTGTCCGCCTCCTCGCGCGCGTCCTGGGCGCGGAACTCGACGAGCTCGAACTCGGAGGCCCAGGCGCGGAGGAGGCGCCCGAGAACCGTCTCCGGCCGGCGGTTCCAGGCGTGCCCGCGCGGTAGCAGATCCCAGAGGGCGCTCAGGTACGCCTCCGCGAGCGGCCCGCGGACCTCGCCCTGCGGCGGGGCGGGCGGCGGCATGACGACCGAGGGCAGGGCCGCGGAGACGCCCAGCACGACGGGCTGCGGGACGATGGGGGTGAGGCGCACCGGCGCGGCGGGCGCGAGGCCCAGCACGACCGGCGCGGGCACCGCGGTGAGCAGCCTGGCGACCGAGGGGACGGCGAGCCCGAGGCCGACAGCGCCCGGCTCGCGCACGAGGTTGAGCACCGCGGCGGCGGGGGCGACGCCGAGCAGAACCGGCGCCGGCGTCAGCACGGGCGCGAAGCTGATCGCGAACAGGACCATGCGGCCGCTCATGCCGATCGAGACGCTCAGCGTCAGCCCGGCGGCGTCGAGCGAGGTGACCACGGCCTTGAAGGCCGTCCCGCCGTTCTCGTCCAGGACGTCGACGTCCGAGCTGCTGAATCGCGAGTAGCCGCGCGTCGGGTTGCCCGCGGTGATCGTCTCGCCCTCCGCCTGCGAGGCGCTCGCCGAGTACGTGTTCGTGCCGTCCGTGACGAAGAGGCCCAGCGTAGAGCGCGCTGCACCTGACTCGATTGAGTCGTCCGCGCTGTTCCCCGTCACGAGGCCCACGACGACGGCCGGGCGGACCCCGAGGCCCGTGAAGACCTTCGCGCCCGTCCCTCCGTCGAGGGTCTCGAGCGCGACCCCCGTCGGCACGTTCTCGAGCAGTCGCAGCGCCGCCCAGATGCTGTTGCCGGTACCTGTGTCGACGAAGCCGGTGGCCGTGAAGTCCGTCACCACCTGCCCCTGGAGCGTCGCGGGCGGCGTGATCTCGGTGCTGGCGCTCCCCGACTGGACCGCCGCGTGGGCCGTGGTGGGGTCGTCGTTAAAGTCCCAGCCGACGCCGCCGCTCTTCTGCACGATCGGGCTGCCGTCCCGCGCGGCGCCAAAGCCGCCCAGGAAGTGGTTCCCGTTGCCCGGGTGCGCCGTCAGGGCGCCGATCCCGGCGGTGATCAACGCGTGGGGCTCGAAGGAGTCCGCGAGGATCGAGCCGGCCCCGTCGCCCACCTCGCACTCCTCGAGGTCGTCGACGAGCAGGATCCAGTAGCGGAACTCCCGGCCCGCGACGCCGCCCACGGCGGTCCAGTCGAGGCGGACCCCGCCGCCGAGCGCGGCGGAGAAGATGGCGCGGGCCCAGTCGCCGATGCCGGGCGCGGGATCCGCGTCCATGACCCGGACGGCCGTGTCGGAGTGGGAGGCGTTGTGGTTGTGCGCCGTCGCCGTCTGGCCCTCGAGTACGCGGGCGCACTGCATCCGCACGCGGCCGGACTGGTCGATGAGGCTCAGGCAGAGCCGGCCCCCCTCCGACTCGTCCAGCGTGTTCCCGCTGGTGACGATGAGCACGAGGCCCTTGGTCGACCAGGAGGTGATCGCGGGGTCCGTGTAGTCGACCGTGCCCATCGAGCCCGGCACCGTCCCGCTGAGGATGGCGACGCCCAAGGGACCTCAGGTGAAGGTGACGGTCCCGAGGACTCGCAGCTGCCCGGGGAGCGAGGTGAGGTCGGCCGCCGGAACCGTCAGGACGTGGTCGCCCTCGCCCGGCGTGGTGGAGATCGCCTCGTGGATCTTCGTGAGCGTGAGCGTGCCCCCGGGCTCGGCCTCGCGGCGCAGGAGGTCGCGGAGCGACTCGGTCACGGCGGTCCGCAGCGTCCCGGTGTCTGGGTCCAGGGCAATCGTGAAGTTGGTCGCGAGCGCGGCCGGCGCGTAGACGGTGACGTCCGCGGTCACGGGCCGCGAGTCGCGGCGGGTGTCGTCGTCGATGCGCGCCTGGACCTCGGCCACCTTCGGGGCGCCCGGGATCGGGCCCAGGGGGTCGTCGTCGATCGTGAAGAAGACCCCGACGGTGCCCAGGCCGTCGTAGCCGTTCCGCACCCAGACGCGGGTGACGCCGGCGACCTCCCCGGCCCACTCGCGGTAGTCGGCCTCGCTCCCGCCCTGGGGCCGCGCGGAGAGGAACAGGCGGAAGCGGTCGCGCAGCGCCTGGTCGTCCTCGCCGTCCTGGCCCCCGGTGAGCCCCGAGGCGTCGACGGCCGCGGAGGCGACGCCGGCGAGGGGCGTCGAGAGCCCGAGCGCGGTGGCCGGCGGGGTGTTGCCCACCAGGCCGTGGTCGTCGGCCGCCACGGCGACCGTCGCGGTCCCGCCGGAGATGGTGCCGACGGCGGTGGTCCGGAGGCGCGTCCCGTCCGCCCTCACGAGCTGGGCCCCAATCGGCACCGAGGAGCCGTTCGTGCCGGTGAAGACGACGAGGCCGGTCGCGGCCGTGGCGGCCCGGCGCTCGAGGCCCCACTGCTCGACGTGGCGGTCCAGGTCGTCGCCCTCCGAGGTCAGCGGCACCGCCTGGCGCGCAACGAAGTCCAGGTGCCCGTGCAGCCCGTGGGATGCCCCGGCGAGCACTCGCGCGATTACCGAGAGGACCGAGTGGGGGAGGAGCGGGTCGAGGGAGAGGCGCGCCGCCACCTCGGCCTCGGACCGCAGAACCAGCTCCTCGAGCGTCGGGCGGGCGAACGGCACGCCCGAGAGGATGCCTCAGGGCACGGCGAGGATCGAGAGCCGCGCCGGGCCGAGCACGACCAGCGCGCTCGCCGGGGCGTCCCAGAGCTCCGCCCGCTCGTCCGCGTCGCCCCGGTGGAGGCGCAGGTCCACGGCCGCGGCCCTGAGGTCCAGGCGGGTGGCCGAAGCCTCGGAGCGCTCGGCGATCCCGCGCTCGACCATCCACTGCACGGCCTCGCGGGCACGCTCCTCGAGGGAGGCGAGCGTCGGCTCCGTCAGCTTGGAGCGCTCCATGGTCCAGAGGCGGCTGCCGAAGGGCGCCGTCCCGTCCGTCTCGAGGAGGCCGGCCGCCCACCAGCCGCGGCGGTCCCCGCTCCCGTCCGGGACCTCGTCGTCCGCCTCGGCCAGGCCGTCCGTGTAGACGCTGAGGAGCGCGGGGGTCACGAGGCCCACGTCGAGGGCGAGGTCGCCGGCCTCGAGCACGAGGTCGAGCGTCTCCCCGGCGGGCGCGAGGCGGAGGTCGGTCACGCGGTGGGCACGGGCGGGCCCGTGGTTCCCCCCTGGGGATCGGAGTGGGTGTGCACGTTGTACGCCTGGCGGAAGGCGTCCAGGGTACCCACCGAGTCCTCCACGTCGCCCCCCGCGAGCACGTCTCCCGCCGCGTCGACGTCGCCGCTCGCCTCCAGCGCCGCGGCCGTGACGACCACGGAGTTGTCCGCCCGGAGGAGCACGCGCACGCCGGCGGCGTTGTAGAGCAGCGTCTCGCCGGCGGCGAGCACCCCCGCCGGCCTCGTGGGGCGGTGTTCCTCGGCGATGGCGAGCGGGTGGTCCCGCGAACCCCCGGCGAAGACCAGGACGACCTCCGAGCCCGGCGGCGGGCGCGAGGTCAAACCGAAGTGCTGGAAGTGCTCCACGCGCCCGAGCACCTCGCCGCGCAGCGCCGTCACCTGGAGCTCCCTGACCTTGCGGGCCTCGTCCACGAGCTCGAGGAGCCCGCGGCCCACGATCAGCTTGAGGCGCGTGGCGAGCGGCTCGAGCAGGCGCCGGAGGGAGTCGTTCAATCGTCCTCCCCACCGAGGAGCTCGAGGAACGCCTCCTCCTCGGTGTCAACCTCGGGCGAGGGGACGTAGGCGTCCCGCCGCGTTAGGCCGAGCGTCGTGCGCGTGCCCTGCTCCTTGTCGCGCTGGTGGTGCACGCTCGCGATCAGGAGCTCCTGGTCCACGAGCGCGGATGGGACGTCGACGCGGACGAGGTCGTTGACCCGCCAGGGCGGCCCGCCCGGGGCCTGCCGCCAGCCGGGGACCTCCACGCTTATCCAGGCGGCGCGGGCGGCCCGCACGGTCGCCTCCCAGGAGGCGCGGTCGGCCGCGTCCTCGAACGTCATGGCGCCGTCGCCGACGACGAGCAGCGGCCGGTACCTAGAGACGCCCGGGTCCTCGGCGCGGCCCTCGACCAGGGCGACGTCCGGGCCGTAGTGGTCGTCCCCGCCCGGACCCTGGGCCCGGACCACGTAGGTGCGAAAGCGGTTGCGGCCGTCGATGCGGAGCTTGCAGCGCTCGACGTTGCCGCGCGGCCCCTCGACCAGGGCGCCCGCGGCACGTCCAGAGGCGGGCCTCGAGATCACGAGCACTCCGTCCCCCTCGGAGTAGAGCAGCGCCCCGCGGCGCCGAGCCGCGCGCTCGAGCGCCGCGAAGGCCGTCTCCCCCGGGTTGACCTTGAAGACCTGGAAGGGCTCGTCCTCGGCGAGCTCGGAGCGTACCTCGACACCGAAGGGCGAGGCGATCCGGACGGCGAGGTCCGCGAGGCGGACGTCGAAGTGCTCGGCCGGCTCGGAGATCTCCGAGCAGTCCACGAGGTCCGCCGTCTTGTCCCGCCCCTCCACGACGGCCAGGCGACGCTCGGGGCCGACCTCGACGTCCAGGACGTCCACGTAGCCGCTTATCAGGAGCTCGCCGGCAAGGATCACCTCGCAGGCGTCGCCGGGTCGCACGGGGTATGGGCGGCGGTCGGAGACGGTCAGGCGGAAGGCCCCGGAGAGGGCGTCCAGGGCCCGGGCCACCGAGACCTCCTCCCAGCCGGTGAAGCTCCTCCCCTCGACGCGCAGCTCGAGCTCGTCGCCGCGCACGTCCTCGGGGCGGTCGGTTACCCGGGGGCTCACCGGGAGAGAACCTCGAGCGGCTCGAGGGCCGGGAGCCGCAGCGGGTGCCGGGCACGGTTGCGGGCCACGATCTCGGCGTCCCGGCCGGCGTTCTGATAGAGCCGGTGCGCGAGGACCAGGGCGGGCGTGCTCTGCGGCAGTAGCACCTCGACGATGTTGGGGAGCTCCTCGCCCGGCGGCGGGACGGCGCCGGCGAGGGCGGCCCGGAGTCGGGCGAGCGCGAGGAAGGTCGGGTCGTCGGCCTCGGCCTGGAGCCGGTCGAGCTCGACCTCCAGCGAGGCGCGGGCCGCCAGGGCCTCCTCCACCGACTCCCAGGAGGCGCGCGAGGCCGCCCGAACGGCGCCGCCGAGCGCGAGCAGGCGCAGGGCGCGCGCGGCGAGGGCCGAGTTGTCGCGGATCGCGGCGGACTGGTCGGAGGAGCCGGGCACGTCGACGCCCTCGAGCGGGAAGAGCGCGCGGTAGGCGTCGAGCGCCCGCAGCGGGTTCTCGGCGGCGGCGAGCACCAGGTTGAGCGCCTGCCGGCAGCGCGCGAAGAGGTCGGCCGGGGCCGTGACGAGCTCGGAGACGGAGGTGGCCAGCGTCGTCAGGGTGTCCTCGAGCGCGGCGACGCGCCGCGTCGGGCCGGAGAAGACGTCGAAGGAGCGGACGATCCTGACGAGCTCGCGCACCTGGTCCTCGACGGCGACCCGCGCCTCCTCGGCCTCGCCCTCAACCCTCGCGGCCGCGCCGAACTCCGCCCCGCCGGCGTCGGCGACCTCCGCGGCCGCGCCGTCCGCCTCGCCCTCGGGGTTCGGCGACTGGAACGGCTGCAGCTCGTCGCCGGCCTCGACGAACTCCATGGAGACGCGGGCGAATCGCCCCTCTTCCGAGGAGAGGTCGCGCACCCCGTAACGCTGGCAGACGACGAGCAGGTCCCCGAGGAGCGGGTGCACAAGGGTCCGCCCGGCGCGCAGCGGGAAGCCCGGCCCGGGGCCCTCCAGGCGGTCCACCAGGCGCCGCAGCGATTCGGCGTAGTCCTCGCCCAGGACGAAGCCCTCGACGCGCAGCGTCCGCGCGGCGCGCCCGAGGTCCTCCACGTAGGGTGTGTCCCTCTGCGGGAACTCGTGCACCCCCACGCGGCGACCCCCGGAGCGCTCCGAGGAGTCGACGAAGAATGGGGCGCCGCCGTAGGAGGCGGGCCGCAGGCGCTCGCGCCAGCCCACTAGATGCCCCCCGCGAGGTTGTAGCCGGCCTCGACGTCGAGGGGCAGGTCGCCGCTCGACTGGGTGGTGATCCTGGTGCCCCGCGGGACGCCGGCGAAGTCGACGACGACGCGCCCCGAGACGTCCGCCCGCGCCGGTCCTCCGGCGGCCGCGGCACCGGCCCGCGCCGCCCGGTCGCGCAGCGCCGGCGAGGATGTCGCCGGTGCGGCGGCCGCGGCCGCGAGGTCGGTGGTGGAGCCGCCGCCGAGGAGGTCCACCAGCCAGTCCGGGACGAGCGAGGCGACGGACGAGAGACGATCGCCGATCCAGTCGAGGGCCGACGTAACCTTCGAGCTCACGTAGTCCCAGACGACTGCCGCGCCG